AGGGCACGTACTCGGGCACGGGCAACCAGGTGGCCGTCGCGGGTTCGAGCGCGAACTGCCGCGAGCCCCCGAGATAGATCGGCGACGCGGGCGCGGTGCCCCCACCGCCGTCGCCGCCGCCCGTGATGGTCGACGCCCCGCCGCCGCCGATGCCCGCGATCTTGCGCCAGTCGTCGAGCCAACTGCCCTGATAGAGCGTCGACTCGATGGCCTCGACGCTGTACTGCCAGAGGCGCGCGCCGCCGTTGATATCGAGTGTGATCTGCATCGCGACGCGCGTGACGAGGAAGGACCCCGAAATGCTGCGGATCGTCGGTAGATCGACGGTGAGCGCCTGGCCTGGGTCCAGCCCATCGACATCGGTCGTGATTTGGAGCTCGCGCGGCGCGGCTTGAAACGAGGCGAGCAACTGATTCGCGATTTCGGTCGCGACCGGGATGCTCAAGACATCGGGCCGCGATTCCGCGTATTCGACCGGGATGGTCGCGCCGCTCGTCACGCGCACGATGAACGGAAACGCGCCCGTGTACCAGATGCGGAAATACTCGCCGCTCGCGCGCACGGGCTGGTCGGCGCGCTGGACGACTTCATTCGTCGCGAGGTCCACCGTCCACACGCGGTCGCCGGATTCGGGGTCGCCGACGATCCCGACCTCATAGCCGCCCGGGTCGTCGCCCGCCGCATCGCTGCCCGTGATGAGCCCGCCGATAATCTGATGAAAGGGCGCGTTGAGCGGCCAGCGCCGCCGCGAGCCGTCGCCGTAGTGTTGTTCGTTGCTCACTTCCGCGAGCCCGCCCGGGCCGCAGCGCAAGACGACGGTGTTGTAGGGCGTGCGGTCGCTATCGCGCCACGTCACATCGCGGCAATTCGTCGCCGTCTCGGTCAACGAGAACGGCGCCGCGATCGTCATCGGCTGAAACATGCGCAGCGCTTTACCCGGGCTGATGCGCACGACGTAGCCCGTGCGGTCGCTCAACTCCCGCAGGGCATCGGAGACGCGCTTGGTGTCCCAGTTGAACCCCGCGAGCGTCGGCCCCTCGACTTGCGTGGGGTCGAGCGTGATGCCGTAAACGTGGAGATGCGTCGTCACCAGGTAATTGAGGACCGCGCGCAAGCTCACGCCGTCGGCGTAGCCCGAGGTCGTGTACACCCAGTCGGCGTACGTGAACCAATCGCCGCAGTCGAGCGACGCCGTGAACGTCGCAGCCGCTTGCGTGCGTCCCTGGAAACTCCGCTGCAGGATGATCCCGCCAAAGAGCGGCGTCACGCCATCGGCCGCGTACGACACGAGCTCGGCATAGCGATCGGGCAGCTCGTCGGCGATCACGACCTGCGCGCCGGCCCGGTCATTGAGCGTGAGCGACAGCGAGAACGCGTCGATGATCGCCGTCTTGTCGACGCCGCCGATGGTCAGTCGCCACACGTTAGATCCCTGCGCCGCTCAACGCGCGTGGGATGTAGCGGACCTGGTTGCGCGCGACCTCGCGCCCGTCGAGCTGCGAGATGACCGTGATGTGGATGGGCGCGACGCCGCCCGCGCCGAGTGGCACGACCGCTTCGGGTCCCGCTTCGCCGATCAAGGCGAACGTCGGCCGCGTGACGATCCCGCCGCGCGCCAGATGCGGCGCGCTGGCGCGCCCGGCGGCGTCGACGTCGAAGTCGGGCGGGTTCTCGGCGTCGAAGACGTACGGCACATGGATCGGATTGATTTTGACGTTATTAAAGGAAGCTTCCACCGTCTTCGCGGTGGTTTCGGCCTGCCCGGCGACCGAGTTCGGGTGATCGCCGCCGAGCTTGTCGATTAACGCGTCGAGTTTCAGGATCAGTGCGTCGAAGTCGGCCGTGAGATCTGCCGCGAAGTGCAGTTTCGTCAAGTCGGTGAGCTTCTGGCCGTTCTCGTCGGTGAGCGACCCTGCGTCGGCCATCGCTTGCAACATCGGCTTCATGTTCGCCGGGATATCGACCCCGAACTTCAGCGAGTCGTGCACCAGATCGTTCACCTTGCCCGACATGCCGGCAATCACGGCGTTGACGTCGGCCCCGTGCCCGACGAGCAGATCCCAGTCCTTGACGAGTTCCCCGGCCGTCTCGGTGAGCTTCGCCGCCTGAAACTGCTGGCCGAGCGCATCGATCGAGATGCCGTACTTGTCGGCGGCGGCTTGCATGTCTCGCCACGGCGCCGGGTCGGCGATCCCGAGGAGCTTCCGCTTCACGTCGTCGGCCAGGTCGCCCGAGCGCGTGAGTTGCGCGAGCAGCGGCAAAAACTGCGGCGGGATTTTTTGCCCCGTCTCGATCGAGGCGCGGACGAGGTCGTTCAGCGAATCCCGCATGCCGTGCGCGATCGACGCCTGCGTGTAGCCCGCGGCGTTCAGGCGCGCGATCGTCTCGGTCAGATCGCTGAACTGCTTGTGGACGGCGTCGATCTGTTTGCCGAGCGCGAGGTCGCGCCAGGTGAGCCCGTACTTTTGGACGGCTTCGTTGAGTTTGTTCTGCTCGTCGAGCGCGGCCTGCTGCGCGGCCTGAAAGTCCTTCAGCTGCTGCGTCAGCGCGTCGATCCGACCCTGATCCATCGGCGTCACGGCCGGCGACCCGGGCGCGCGTTGGATCGGCCCACCCTGCGGCGTCGGCGTTTGCCCGAGCGCGAGGATCTCTTGCTGCAAGTCGTGGATCTGTTGCTGCCCGTTGTGGATCTGATCTTGGTGGTGCTTCCAGACCCCATAAAACAGATTGATCGCCGCCGTCATCCCGAACGTCGCGATCGCGGTCGTCGTCTGTAACGCGATGGTCTCGCGCTCGGCGTCGGTAATCGCGGCTTTGTACTGGATCATGCCGGTCGCGGCGATCTCGCCGAACCTCATCACGGTTTGAAACGCCGCCCCGCCGTGCTGCCCGACCGCATCGAACGCCGTCGCGACGAGCTCGACGGCCGCGCGCGTCTCTTCGACCGTGTGCTTGAACGGTTCTTTAATGTTCGCGTCGCCCCACGCTTTGAAGACCCCGGCCAGGTTCGGCAGGTCCTGGAACAGGTTCCCGATTTGGGTCTTGAAATCGGGCAATTTGAAGTTCGCGAACGCCACGCTCATGAAGTTCTTCAGCTGCTGCGTGTAGTTCGGCAGATCGACGAGCAAGTTCTTGATGCCGACTTGCACCTTGACGCCCGACGCGGCCCAGTCGAGATGACGCAGATAGATGTCCAGGAGCAGCGGCGTCAGCGCCGCGCCCTCGCGCGCCAGCGCGCGCACGGCTTCGACCGTCGCCTTGGTATTGAGCGTCGCGCGCCCGTACTGCAGCACATTCAGCGCGACAGCTTCGTTGAGGTCTTTGGTTTTCTGCGTGAGCCCGACGCCGGAGAGCGCCGCGGCGAGGTCCTGGATCTTCGCGAGATGCGCCGCGGCGGCGTCGGCCGCCTTTTTCTCGGCGGCCGCGAACGCGGCACTCTGCGTCTCTGCGCCCTTCGCCGCGAGCGCGTAATCGTCGAGCAAGGCACCCGTCGATTTCGCTTTCAGGCCAAGGTCCGCGAACGCGGGCGTGAGGTTTTTGCTGACGGCATCGCCCAGCGACTTCGACGCGTCATCGGCGACGACTTTGCCTTTTTGCAAGCCCGCGACAATGACCTCTAGCGCGTTCTCGACATCGCCCGCGGGTCCCCCTTTCGACTGCGCCTTGGCCTGATCGCTGACCCACACCAGCAGCTCGGCCGACTTCACCTTGACGTCGTTGACGAACTTCGTCCACGCGTCGCCCGCCTTGTCCAGCTCTTCGACCGTGTGGGCACTCATCACGGACGCGGCATTCCCCACGTCGACGAGGCCGTCCTTGATCGCGGGCAGCAGTTCCGCGCCGGTCTTGCCAAAGAGCGCGGTCGCGGCTTCGGCCTGCAGCATCGGATCGGGAATCTGCTGGATGGCTTGCGCGATCGCCGTGAACGCGTCTTCCGGTTTCATCGCGCGGATGGTGCCGAACTGGAGACCGATCTTGTCGAGGGCCGCGACCGTGCTGTTGTCGCCGCCCGCGAGGTTGACGTTCATTTTGGTGATGGCACCCCCAATCGTGTCCATGCTCGCGCCGGTCTGGGAGGCCGCGAAGCCGAACCGTTGCACGGCCTCGGCTGAGATGCCGATCTTCGCGGACAGGTCCGCGATGTGCCCGGCGTCGGCGACGATCGCTTTGCCGAAGTCAAGAATCTCCTTCACGCCGAACCCGATGCCGACGGTTGCCGCGAGCCCTTTCAGCGCGCCCGCCCAGTCGGTCGTGGCTTTCGTGGCGCCCTTCGCCTGGTCGGCGATGGCCTTCGTCTGGTTGGCGATCTTCTGGAGGTTCTCGGGGACCTCCAGGCCGAGCGCTTTCAACTTGGCGACCGCTTCGTTGGTCGTCGCGCCGAGCCGCGCCATTTCCTTCTCGGTGAGCTTGGACGCGCCGCCGATGTCCTCGACGGCCTTCACCATCAAAGTGGCGTCCTGGATCAGCTTGACGCCCGTGAAGGAATTGCCGAGCGCCGTCAGCCGGCCGCCGACTTTGTCCGCGCCCGCGCCGAAATCCTTCAGCTTGACGTCGGCCTTGTCGACCGCGTCATAGAAGCTGGCGAAGTTCGCGGTGAAGGTCGCGGATAAGGCCATCGAGTTATTTGCGGCTCTGCGCCGCTTCCTCGTTCAAGGCGTCGATGAGCTCGGCATAGACGTCGCCAGGCAGATCGAGCAGCTCGTCATAGGTCCAGCCCATCACGCGACAGATGTAGAGGTCGGAGCGGATGCGCTCTTTCCAGCCCGGTCTTTTTTTTCGTGCGCCCGCTCGGCGATCATCGCGCCGTCATGCGCCTGGATCGCGTCGAGGATCTCGCGCAGACTCTCCGGCGTTTGATTGCCCAGGGCCGCGGCGACAAAGTCGTACGCCTGATCGCGGATGCGGATCGGCTGGTCGTCGGCATCGGTGATCGACCAGTCGAGCAGATACGCCACGGCCTGCGCGATCCCGAGCTGTTTGGGGTCGAGCTCGGGCCGCTCGCCCGACTTGAACGTGCCGGCCTTGATGACCCGCGCCAGCGCGTCGCGCTCCTCGCCGGCCGTCAAATGCTTGCGCACGAGCAGCCAGTCCCCGTCGGACAGGTCCAGCCGCAGCTCTTCTTGTTTGCGATAGCGCGATCCCATTTACTGCTCCTGACGTTTGGGCAAGAGCCGCGCGCTCAGTTGCCCCTGGTAGACGGTGACGTCCCCGAGCGGACGGCGGGTCGGGATGCCGTCCGGATTCGGGAGCTCGAGCGTGAGCGGGCGCTGTGTGATGCGGAAGCCGTCGACGTCCTCGACCCGGGCGGTAAAGAAGTCGCCCTCGACGCGCCAGGCGCCGAGCCGGGCGGCCGGCTGATAGCCGAGCCGCACGATCCCCGACGCGCCTTCGATGACGATGCGATGCCGCTGGCCCGTGACGGCCATGACGGGTTACGCGATGCCCGCGACCCAGGCCGTGCCGTCCCAGTGCGCCGACGAGCCGTCCCCGAGCTTGACGTACGTGCCGGCCGGCCAGGGCGTGAGGGGCGACGCGACCACGCTGCCCATCCCGGCCATGTTCGCGGGGGCCATGGCGCCCGCCGGTGTGAAGGACCCCGGTGAGCTTACGCCGTTGGCGCCGGTCGCGACGACCATGCTCGTCCGCGTCCAGGCGCCATTCGCGACAAACGTCGCATCGATCGTCACGGCGCTCGTGACGCCCCCCTTGATGGACGCGTCGAGATGCGCGGGCCCTTCCCATCCCTGGGCGGACGTGGCACTCGGATAGATCGCCAGGAAGCAGCCTGCATCGGTGTCGGATGCGTCGAAGATCACATCGGTGAGTCGGTCCCAGAACGCCGCGAATGAACCCGACAGATCCTTGAGGCCCATCACATAGCGTTTGTTTGAATCGCCCAAGGACGTCGTTTCGACTTTGTCCTTGGTCATGTTCAGAGTCCAGTCCGAGATATTCCCGATCGCGACGTACGGATCGCCCGCATTCATCTTCAGGGCGACGATGCCTTCTTTGCCGTGCGTGCCGGGATTGTTGACGGGTGCTGCAGGTGCGGGCATGGGAGTCTCCTAATTCAACGTGAACACGATCAGGCGGCCGCGCCGCTGACGTGCAGACCAAAACGCTCAACGAGATCGATTAAGGCGGCGAGCATGATCCGCCGCCGTTGCATGGCGATCGGGATGAACACGCGGCCGGCGGGCATGCTGCCGGTATTTTTGCCGCGCGCCCAATGCCGCGGCCCCGTGCCCGACTCGAAAATGTAGGCGTGCTTCGCGGTGTTGCGGACGCGGGCCGACGCCGACACCGCGTCGCCGGCGAGTTGCACGCGGACGTTGTTGCGCAGGTTGCCGGTATGCACCGGATAGGCGGCCCGCATCTCCTGCGCCGCGGCTTCGGCCTGGGCGTGGACGATCACGCCAGCCTCGCGGACGATCTCCGGCGGGAGCGCCTTGAGCGCCTCGCGTAGTTCCAGCAGGCCTTCAATCTTGATCCGGGCCTCAGCCACGCGCGACCACCTCGACACACAAGAGTTGCAGCTCGACGTGCCGCTCCTCGACATCCGTGATGCTCTGCACTTGGAACGTGCGCCCCTCAAACAGGATTTGCGTCTCGAGCGTGATCCCCGGATGGAAACGGCCGCGCACATAGAACGCCGAGAGCCCATCGACCACCTGCGTCGCGACCGATTGCAGCGAGCAGTCCCACGTCGGCGGATCGAGCACGCCCGAGGGCTGCTGAAAGGTCACACGGTGCCGATACATCCCGATTCCCATCGCTAGGCCAGCGCCGGATCGCGATAGCACGCGAGCAGGTTCCGGAGTTCCTTCCAGATCACGGCCTCGTCACTCCGCGCGTTCATGCCCAGATCGTCGCCGCGATGCTCGTAGTAGTGCACCGTCAGGAGCAGGATCGCGTGCTTGACCGCGACCGGCGCCGTCGCCGGCGTCCAAGTCGCATCGGCGGCCGGCCCGAGGTACGCGAGCACGGCCTCTTGCGCCGTCGCGAGCTTCTCGTCGACGTCGCTGTCATGCGCCGCGTCGGTGATGCGGAGCTGAATCGCCTTGACCTCGGCCGTCGTCCAGAGCGGGCCGGCGAGCGTGACGCGCGAAAACGTGAGCGTCATGGCGTCTCCACCTGCCCGGGCGCCGCCGCCGGCGCGGGCGCAGGCGCCGCCGGCGCGGCCAGGTCGCGCATCGCGAGCGCCTCGAGCGAGTAGTACTGCTGCTGTAAGAAGGGCGAATCGCCGCCCGGCACAGGGCCGAGGCCGAAGTACTTGAGCCGCGCTTCGTTCGGCGACATCGCGCCGGCGCTGATCGCATCGTGCGCGGCCTTGGTCTTCGTCGCCGTATCCATCCAGATCAGATCATCCAGATCGAACTCTGTGCCATACGGAGCCGGCAGCTCGAGCCCCGCGTCGAGCGCGGTCTCGATCGCCGTCAGATGCGTCTGCAGACACTGCGAGTGATATTGCAAGGTCGACGCTTCGTTATTCGCATACGGCGGCTGCTGGCTCGAGTCGACCATCGAGATCGGCACGCCGAAACAGCCCGCGATCGTTTTCGCCGTCCAGCCGACTTGTTCGATCCATTGCGACTCTTCCGCCGACGCGCCGACCGCTTCGTACTTCATGCCGTTGCCGACAATCGCCGTCTTGCCCGCGCCGAGGTTGTGCCAGGTCTCGCTGAGCCGCTTCGCCGTTTCCGGATCGATCTCGGTCGGCGCAATCAACATCCCGCTCGGCCGGCCGCCGGCCGAGAAGAACGACGTGGACGCCGACTGCATGGCGAGGCCTTGACTGGCCGCGCCGCCGCAGGCGTAGAGCGGCGAGAGCCCGACGAGCGGATGAAACGCGCAGTTCCAGCGATCGTGGATGATCTCTTTCGCCGGGACGACCAGGGGTCCCGTGCCCGCCGGGATCCCGGCCAGGTCGTTCGTCTGGAGCTCGTAATAGACCGCGCCATCCGGCGCGACGAGCACGCGCACGCGGCACGGGTCGAGCACGTACAGCGTCGTCACCACGCCCCGCAGATCGCGATCTTTCAAGACGTACGTATTGCCCCAGAGCAGCTTGGAGAACATCCAGGTCTCAAAAAACTGCGCCGGCGTCTGGTAGCGGTTCGGCGTCGCGAGCACGGGCGAGAACGCCGGGCTCTCGGTCTCGTTCCAAATGCCGTTGACGTCCTGGGCGACGAGCCTCAACGGCAGTTTCCCGATGTCGGACGCGATGAGCGACACGCACCGGAAGACGACGGGATTCGCGAGCGCTGTCTCGAGCCGGAGCTCGTCGTTGTTCTGCCAGGCGCCCGTGTACGGCTCGCGGACGATCGGCATCCACGCGCCCGAGCCGGGCTTGGCCGCCCCTGGCGCGAACACCGCGCGCAAGGACGACCGGATCGTCGCGAACACGCCCACGGCGCGTTAGCCCTTGCGGCTCGTGCCGCTCGTGCCCGCGGCCTCCACGCCGGTCGGCGCGGGCCAGGCGGCCGCCGTCAGGTACTTGACCGCGTTGGCGTTGGCCTTCTGCCAGTTCACGAAGCGCTCGGCGCGCAAGCCGATCATGTTCGACTGCCAGAGTGACACGTACACCGTCGTCGCATCGGCCGGCGACATCGGGGCGCTGTCCATCTGCAGGGACGCTTCCTGCGAGGCATCGATCGTCACGCCGCCATCGTCGGCGTACAGCACGAGCGCCGGCTGCAGCGCGATCACATTGGCGCCGGCGGCCTGGCTCGTGATGAACGTCAGCCCCTTGTAGCTGCCGCCGTTGATCGTGACGCCAGGAAACTCGGGCGAGCCGTCGAGGTTCGTCCGGAACGTCAGCGAGAGCGCATTCGCGGCCGACATGATGAACGTCACGCCATCGACCGCGATGTTGTTCGTCGCGAAGTGATTGATCAGCCCGATGATGTCGGCCAGGGGATTGGTCGTCGCGGCGGCCGTGGGGGCGCCGTTCGTGATCGACGCGGGATTCACGCCCGCGACCGCGGCCACGGCCGGATCGATGAACTGCGTGTCGAGGAACTGCGCGATGCCGGCGACCATGTCGGCGCGCACGAGCGCCTCGGCGCTCGGATTGCTGAGCATGACCAGCTCTTTCGTCAGCACGATGATCCCGGCGGCCTTCGAGATGCCGAGCGACGCCGTCGTGAACGCGAGCTTCGTGACGGGCTTGGGCTTCGCTTCCCCGACCCAGCCGTACGTCCCGCCGGCCGTCTGGCTCGGGACCTTCGTGTTGAAGGGGACATTCCGCAGGCCCGGAATCTTGCCGAGGATCGTCGCCGGCCGCAGCAGTTCGATGAACTCGCTCGAGATGTTCTGGTTCACGAGCGGGCCGGCCCACGCCGGATCGGTCGCCGTGCCAGGCGCGACCGCGGCCTTGAGGTACAACGCGACTTCAGGCGTCGAGTCCTTCCAGCGCTCCTCGGCATAGTGGATAGCGTCGCGAATGTTGCCCTTGCAGACCAGCTGCGCGCAGGCGGCGCGCACGAATGCGGTCCCGAGCGGGACGTTCGCCTTGACCGAGATCACCGGCAGCGACGACCGCACCGCCGGCGCCGCCGGCACGGGCACCGCGGCCGTGATCTGCAGCTTCTCGTGCTCGCGCCAGCGGGCCAGATCGGCGTCGATGCTTTTCACCTGCAGCGCCAGGCCGTCGTGCTCCGTCGCCTGCTCGGCTTCGAGCGTCTTGCTCTCGCCGGCGGCGGTTTCCATGATCTCGGTCATCGTCGCGGCCAGCGCGGCCCGCTTGTTCTCGAGGTTCTGAATGTGTTCCGAGATCGTCTGTTTCATAACGGGCTGCTCCGTGCGGCGCGCGGCCGCGAGTGATTTGACGGTTAGGATCGTCGCGTTCGCGTTCGCGGGAATCGTGACGAGCGAGACTTCGCAGATTTCGGTCTTCGTGAGCCGCCGGGCGCCGGACGTCATCCGCTCGACGCCGCCCGCCAAAATGCGCGTCCCGATCGAGACGCCGGTGATGATGCCGGCCTTCACGGATTGCCACGCCTCATCGACGCGCGCCTTGAGCGGTCCGGGCTCGTCGACGTTCGGGATCGTCGCGTCGAACACAATGCCCTGCGGCGTCGTGGTGAGCGAGACGCGGCCGATCGGTTGTTTCGGATCGTGATGAAAGAGCAGGGGCAGCGGATTGCGGAACGTCACGCCGGCCGGGTCGACCATGTCGCCGACGCGATCGAGCTCGGGCGTCGACGCGATGCCGGAGAATGTCCGGCTCGACTGGTCGAGGGCCTTGATCTCGAGTAGCGCGTAGGCGCGGTCCACGGCACGCGATGGTCCCGTGCTAGGACCGACGTGTCAATTTTTCGCCACAGGCCCGCGCGATCACTCGCCGCAACCAGTCCGCGTGCGTCAGCCGCGCCTGGGAGGCCTGCTTCTGCGTCAGGTCGTAGTGTTTCGCCGACAGGCGCAGATGAAGGCTCACCGAGCGATCCTCCGCTGAGACTTGTGGCCGGCCGCGGGGCTTCATGTCGGCGGTCACCGACCGCCCTCGAGATTGTGTTCCTGGCAGAACTGCGCGAGCGCGGCGCGGCCGCTTACAGTCCGCATCATCTCGTCGAGCGTCTGGCAGGCATCACATAAGTTGTGCTGCGCATTCACCCAGCTGCAGCCGACGTCGCACCCGTAGACATCCGTGCACCCGCACCAACGGCAGCGGCCAGGCTTTTCCCGAATCGTGATTTTCATAGCGACCGTCCTTTCAGTCGCTATAGCACTCGCTATAGCAATTCGCTTCTCATCCGACCACCAGCATCTGATAGTTCGGCGGCGAGGCCTGCGCCTGGCGGTTCATCAGGTCGACGGCCATGATGAGCGCCACGACGCCGTCGATCCGCTCCGTCGACTTCGTCTTCGAGGGTTTCAGGTTGCCCGCGGGATCGCTCTCGACGGCGACGTTGCTGACATTCCAGCGCAACACCGGATCGCCGTTCTGCCGCAACCGGCGCGAGAGCACCGCCTGCTCGAGCGCCTTGGTGGGCGCCGAGAGCGACGCGAACCCTTGGCGCATCGACACACACACGAGCCCGTCCTGCTGCTGCAGGCGCGTCACGAGATCGGTCGCGTTCCAGGGATCAAACGCGATCATCTGCAGCGAGAATTCCGCGGCCCAGGCCTGCAGCACGCGCCGGATCGCGTCGTAGTCGACGACCGCGCCAGGCGTCGCCGTGAGCACGCCCTGGCGCGCCCATTCGTCGTACGGGACGTGGTCGCGCCGGCTCCGCTCGCGGATGCGATCCTCCGGAACGAAACACTGCGCCAGCACATCGAACCCCTGGTCATCTGGAAAGACCGCGACGAGCGCCGTGAGATCCGTCGTGGTGCTGAGATCCATCCCTACGTAGCATTTCTTACCGGCGAGCTCGGCGCGCGTCGTCTGCGCCCGACACTGGTCCCACGCCGGCATCGCGATCCACCGCGCCGCCTGCTCGGTCCACTGATTGAGATAGAGCCGGCGGAAGGTGTTTTCTTGCGCGGGGATTTCCTTCGCCCGCGCGCAGAGAATCTGCATCTCCTCGAGCGAGCGGAAATCGCCGAGCGCCGGATTGGCTTTTCTCCACACGCGGCGCTTCGTCCAATCGGCCGTCTCGGGCGCCTCGTAGATGATCGGCAGAAACGACGGATCGAGCGCCGGATTCTGCTCGACCTTCTTCGCGTGCGCGTAGAGTTCCCAGAGGATCGAATGGCGATCGAAGCCGGCGGTTGAAATCACGAGCAGCAGCGGTTGCTGGCGCGCGCCCATCGACGTCGAGAGCACATCGTAGAGTCGGCGATCGGGCGCGGCGTGGAGCTCGTCGTAGATCACCATCGACGCATTGAACCCGTGTTTGCTGTACGCCTCGGCCGAGATGGCGCGATAAAACCCGCCCGTCTGCCGATGGACGATCCGTTTCTGCGACTCGACGATGTAGCAGCCGGCCTCGAGCGCCGCATCGTTGCGCAGCATTTGGGCGGCCACCCCAAACACCAGCCCGGCCTGGTCGCGGTCTGCCGCCGCCGAATAGACCTCGGCGCCCATCTCCCCATCGGCCAACAGGCCATACAGCGCGATCGCGGCCGCGAGCTCCGTCTTGCCGTTCTTACGCGGCAGCATGAGCAGCACCGTCCGGTACTGGCGCAAGCCGTCCGGCCGCTTCTTGAAGATCCGTTGCACGATGCGGCGCTGCCACGGCCGCAGGTTGAACGCCTGGCCGCCAAACGCGCCTTTGGTATGGGTCAGGCTGTTGATAAACGTGATCGGATCCTGCGGGGCCCCGGGCGGGCCGGTCGGACCATCGTCGCGCGTCGGTGCGTTCCTGTTCCAGCCGCCTCGACGGTCCGGTTTCGCCGCAAAGACGATCGGGTCAAGGACAGGTTGCATAGGCAAAGGTTGCACGTGGGG